TATCACCTTTGTCGCCTTTTGCCCCGGTTGCACCCTTATCACCCTTATCGCCTTTGACACCCGTTTCTCCCTTAGAGACATATTTAAGCCAATCAGTAGAATTGTCTGTTGGTTCTTGGATTGTTTTGTCTACAATACATATCCATGTACTGCCATTGCATACAACTTCATCATAGTACCAATATGTGCCCGGCGTCCATACTCCTTTGAAAGCAGGTACGGGAACTTCGGTTATACCGTCGTTAGATAATTGCTTGATAGTCCCGGTCATATACACATTGCGGAGATACGCACTATGTCCGGTCATTTCGATACCAAACAATTTCAAGTTAGACAAGTCGCCCAACTGCATAGCGATCATTTCCTTTGAAATCTCCCAACCGTTTACACCTGTCAGGTAACGGACATAGCTTTGTGTCGAGTAGCTCGATTTTTGCCGCTCTTTGTTTGTGAAGTTACCATACGAAACGAAGTGCATAGCCTTGCAAGGGTGTGCGGTTGTACCAGAACGAAGCGCATATTTAAACATAGAATCACCGATCTTTTCAGTAATACGAAAATAAGCGGTTTGAAATCCGGTTGAGTTGTTGAATATACCTTTGCAAATATCGTCTACCTCTATTTCTGCTATTTCGCCCGGTTCGAGTTTAAGGTAGATAATCCGATTTGATTCGTCTATACGTTCGATGATCCCGCCGCCCGGAGCGTTCCACTCTTCACCCGAAACGATTGATACGCGGTTGTAGCGTAATTCAGGAACTTCAAGGAAATCACGTAGACGAAGAGATTTTGCATCTATATGACCGTCTTTGCCGATTAACCAACCGATTAAGCCTTCTGTGTAGTCATTTGAGGATATATCACCGGAAAAAGTCGCTGATTTGGCAATCAGTTTATCAAGAACGTTGAGTATTTGCGTTGTTACCGTCGTTGCGGTTAACGTATCCGTAGAAATACCCTTCGTTACGTCTAGCCCGTTATCAACGATTAAACCGCCTAGCAATTTGATAAGGAATTGCGTTTCGTCTGGTACTGTTTTGGATAGATACGAGTCTTTTAAAGCGTCGATAGCCGCATCTAGTTCCTGCCTTATGCGCAAAGAAGAAAACGTATTATCGTCGGTCAGTGCCGTATTATTATCGGTCAGAGCAATAATACGAGACTTTATTTCAAATAGGGAACGAAGAGATGAAAATACATTGTTATCGGATGATGTACGCCCATCGTCCATCTTTAATACGTTAAGATCAACGCCACCGCCATTTATAGGCGTTGGCGTTGTTGTACTAATACTTACCGAACCGGAATTGCGTAAATACTTATTCCGAAACGAATGAGGCACTTTCTTATTTTCTACTTCTATCATGTTTCTATTAATGATACGTTACAACTTTCATTTGCGTAATCAATACTCATTTGATCTACTACCATTTCTCTTTTGAGGGAATTTTCGTAAATCCTAGACAGTATCGAAAAGCCACGATTCAAATTATTGCTGTATCTAAATTTAGGAGCCTTATAATGTGTATAAAACTTGTCTATTAGTATTTGTTCCGGCAATACATTTTTATCGTGCAACGGGCTATATACCGTTTTTAAATAATCAAATTTATCCCCTGATTTGGTAGCGCAATTTGAGTAAGAAGAAATATTTTTTGCGTTTGAATTGATTAGTAGTTCGATGTCGTCCATTTCTGTTACATTATTGTCGTTTATCACGTTGCTGTAAACTACGTCGGAGTCGTCAACTGCATTATTAAATATATCGTATGTAACTTTATTGTTAGTATACTTAAATGTGAAATCGGATATATGAAATGCAGTACAAGGGTGACAGCCCCCATCCGTTCGATACATAGGATATTTTCCTAAATGATTCGGAGTGCTTAATTCAAAGCGTATCTTTCCGCATAGTATTTTATCATCTGGAAGTTTAATCGCGACTCCGTCCGTTGAGTCGTACAGATTAAATCTATAACTAACAGTATTCGTTAATCTCTTTTCATCATCGAAAACTTTATCACCTTCTTTGTTTATATGAACCAAATAGAAACCATCTTTAAGCGTACATTCGTCGTGATACCATTTTTCGACAAAAATATCTTCGCCGTTTTCCCTATACGCATAAACCTTATTGCTATCGGCGAACCCGCCGGAAGCCTTTTCGCCGCTAGCTGAATCATATTCGCCCTTGCTTACAAATCTCCAATCTCCAAATGCATCCTTATATCTATACCATGTAGCCCCTCGATAAGTTAAGTTGTGCGTGATTTTATAATAGCCTCGATTTACTCGATCCGTATAATACTTTTGATTTCTCCATACTTCACCATCATAATAGTAATCATCTATATATAATTTGCAAGGAACCATCGTATTATCAAATCCGGCGCCATATTTTGTATTAGAGTATACTTCATCGGACGTTTTTATTATATCGTTCGGAAGAAAAGAGCCGGACATTCTATAAGCGATATTTATTATGAAATATCCTCCTTTGAATAAAGAATACTCTCCGTTTTTCAATGTTAAAAGAGTCTTTCGAGAAGCACTAATTATATTATACGCTTGCAGGAATGAAACGCAGGTTTTCCAACTTAAAGAAGACGGTTCCCCATCCTCTGTTGTGTAGTCGCTGTACTTCTGCCATACCACACCGGAATATATATCATTAACGTTGTCGATAGTCACTTCAACACCTTCTGCCGGAATATCAAGAAATGAAAAGCTCGGTATCAAATACCCCCAATTACTATTAGATTTAAAAAACGAATTAAGAAGGGTGTAATTCTTTCCGTCTATATCCTTACCAGATATATAATATTTATTGGGATCGGAGTTTTGATTTACTATATCCTTATCGTCGTCGAGCAATTCCGGGCATAAGTTGGTTATCTGATTCATATTAGCAACAACAGATACTTTATTATACACATCACCAAGCGATATACTTCCCGCGCTTTCAGATACGCCAATATTACGCACATTCAATAGTGCGGAAGGGATTGTTATACTTTCACATGTATCGCTTATTCTATCATAAACGAAAAAATGAAGCTCGTCGTTTTTGATAAAATCATAGTCGATCATATAATAAGCATCCTGATACTGAATGAACGTCATACCGATATATTTAGAGATTTCTTCTAAAACATCTCTACTATTCATCGGCTCGTTAGCTTCATCAAAGAAGTTTCGTTCATGTATATAAATATCTTCTATCAAAGAAGTAGAAACATCTTTCGAGATTCTATTAGTTTTTTGAAAGTACAATTTGTTTAGAATCTTTCCGGGATCGGCAATATCAAGAATGTGCATTATTACATCTTTAAAACTTTTAAAATAGACCTCGGAAGAATTAATATAAGAGTACTTCTTATTTTCCAAAACGGAAATAGTATCGATTGCCTGTATCTCCACTATATTAAGCGGAGTTATATAATCGCTCGAATATAAATTTGGACTCATATATCCAAACCACTCTAAAACATCATCGGTTTTATTATACAAACGAACTTCTATATTTTGCCCTTCGGCTGTATATAGGTCTGATAAAATCTTATCTGTCAATATGCTTGTTACCGAATTAGACATTTTCAACGGCTTGTATAGAGTGTCCGATTCATACTCAACAGTAAACGGGCTATCTGTTAGGGTGAGTTCTTCGGAATACGTTGCAAAGACCGTATGAATTTCAATTCTATACGTCTTGTCTTTCCTACTCTTAAACTCTGAATAATATCTTAGTTTCATCTTACTTTACTTTTCTGATTATAATGATTACTCAAAACTCCTTCTAAATCTCTTCCATGTATGCGAAACGTTACGTTTGCGGGCTGATTTCCATTTTCTGCAGACGGTGCAATCTTTTGCGATAAGGAGCCATATAAACCGCTATTAAGCATTTGAAACAAATTACTTTGCTGTGATCCGTTTAGAATCATCTCGCCTGAATTGAGTAAAGCCGGAACTTTATCGCCTGTGAATGATGTGCCAGGCACAATACCACCCGTTGCGAATTTAGGAATACTAGCCATTGCAGCGACGACGGCAGCAACGGCGGCTCCCGCCAATAACCAACCGACAACGGGCGTTTCTGCTGCGGAAGCTACGCCGCTAACTACTGCTTCGGTCTGTTTCGCAGTTATTAACGATTGAATAGCCGGAATAGCTTGCGCAATACTGGATATAACATTTGCGCCCCATTGAAGATACGCCGCCGCACTTTCATTGGTTATTCCAGATAAAGACCCCATAATACTACCAACTGCAGATAGAGATTCGGCATACCTTTCATTCATGTCTATATCTTCTTTTTTAAAAAGCGGATCATATTTCGGCAACTTTAAGTTTTTACCTTCTTTCCCATGAGTAGGAACTTTATCTTTATACGTTGGTTTTACCGGAAGAGACAAAGCGCTGTCTTTCATTTCACCATGAGCACTTTTGAACGTTTCTTGCTCTACAACAAACTTTAAACTTATCCTCTTTGATTCGAGTTCATTAATTGTTGCTTGAATGGCGGAACGCGCTTGCATGTCGGTTTCAGCAATCAGTTTTTTATTTTGCTCTGCGATTTGCGTGTCATACCAAGCGATAGAGCCCTCTTTCGGTTCTTCCTTTGGCGTTTTACCGCCTATTCCTGACTGTGAAGCACGGTTCGCCGCTTTCGTCATACTAGATAAATTCCGTCCCGCCGCCTCTGCCGCCGTTGCAACGTTTATTAAATTCTGCAACCATTCATCACTCTTCTTTACTAAAATCGCGTTATATTGTATTGCATCCTGATACTTCGATAACATCGGGCTTATTGCCTTACTCAATGCATTTGTATCTGTTGTTGTAACCGTGTGCACATTCATTCCAGAACCCACCGTTTCGTAAGTTGTGAATTTGGATTTTAAACGATCGTATTCATCTACGAAGTCTTTATACTGTTTCGCTAATTGTGCCTTTTGTTTATCGCCTACCGAAGATACATCTAATCTCAACACTTTATCTATATCTATTGCCGAAACATCTACGCCGTCAAGTCCTATTGCCGCCTTTACCATTGCTTGTAATGCGTTTTGACTTCTTTGTTTATATTGTCCTACGATTTCCTCTTGGTCTTTCAGCGTCTTGTCTAATAGTTCCCTAGCTGCTTTCTTTTGCTCTTCCGTTGAATCCTTATCTTTTAAGATAGTTATTTGTTCTTGTATGGTTGCTTGATTCTTTGCATCAAAATAAGAGAATGACATCTTTGTATTTCCTAATTGATCCATCGCGTTGTATGCTTCGCGTGCTAGACGTATAGTTTCGGTTAACCCGTTCATGAACGGCGTCCAGTCTCCACTACCGATAGAGTAGAAAAATTGGTCTACGCCACCTTTTAAGCCGTCCATAGTACGGGCATATTCATCTCCTAGCGTCTGACTGCTATTCATTACTTTATTGAAACCCTCCGAGGCAGTTACAGCAATACCAAGAACCCCGGCGAACTTCATAACTCCCGATACTGCAACACCGGACATTTTAGAAATGTCGCTTTGAAAAGCGTTTACATTCTTCTTCGACTTATTTAGATTCGCGTCAAAGTCATTCGTTTTAAGCAATAATCGTGTTATTATATCAGACATCTTTATTCGTATTTAATTGTGATTCTACTTCTTTTGCCTTAGCTCGTAATCGTTGCATTTCTTCGTCCGTTACGCTCGTATCTTTCTTTTCTTCTTCATCCCACGGGAACCGGAGTATATCGGTTTGCTTTAGCGTCTTTGTGCTATTAGATTGCGCTATAATGAAACCTAACAATCTAGTTTGTTCCCACGCTTCCCGATTGCGTCGATTCAATCCGTCTATAAACGATTCAACCTCGATAAAGTCCATTTTATCGAGGAAGTAATCGGGAGCGATCCCGCCCTCACCAACAACGCGCGAATAAAGTTCGCGTATACTTACGGCTTTCGTTTCCGCGTTGTCACCTTCTTTTTTTTTACGTCATTTCCTGCCGATTGCGAACGTAGTTTGATTTCATCCAAAATAAACTCTTTGAATTGTTCGAATAGAGTCAAGTCATTTTCACATAATTCGATAAATTCCTCAAATTCCATTTTGAACAATTCCTGATTAGAGGCAAGCAGGAACGAATAAAACAAAAGAAACTCGTCTAACATCTTTCCAAACTGGAACGGATAGCCGGATATAGATTCGAACACAAAGAACGCACGAAGCGTATATTTCAAAGAGAAATCTTTTCCGTTAAGTGATATTGTTTTCATTGAATAAGTCGTTTAGAGGGCGGCAAAACACCGCCCGTAAGTTATTTACTAGCTGCTTCCTTTGCAAGCGGTCCGGTTCCTTCGAAACTGATTGATAGTGTTGCTTTGTCTCCATCCGGCGCATTTGCTTCTAGTGAAGTGATAACCGCACTACCTGTATATGCACCTTCCGCTAGCGTCCATCCGGCGGCGGGCATTTCGTTTACGTCAGGATTGCCAACAACGCCAAATTTCAGAACAACAGGTTTATGCGCCAAGAACAAAGCGAATAGTTTATCGTAGCTATTCGCATCTGCATCCGCGCTAAATACGTTTTCACTGGAAGCGTTCCAAGAAAGTTTTTTAATGTCCTTTTCCGTCCAGATACCCGAATCTTTACTTTGTGTGTCGATTGTTTCAGCCGAAAGCCCCAATTTGCAAGATGTGGCAAGTGCGATGGCTTTACCGTCGATGAATAACATTAGGTCTTTTCCTAACACTGATTTTGCTTTACTCATAATTTTATCGTGTTTTAGTTAATTATTCAGTTTTAAATGAGAATACGAGGCTTTGAATAAAAGTATCTTCTATAAAATCCTCATTCGCGCTAATTAGTTTAGCGTCTATTACATTGAAGTTGTCATATTGCCCGCGCTTGTTTTCGAGCGCCTTACGCACTTCTTCGGCGATAGTGACAGAATTCAAGTAGTTATCACTAGCTACGGCAACCTCAACCGAAACGGTATCGCCCGTACCGTATCTATCTTTTGTATATTCAGGAACCAAAGAATTACGCCTGTAAATTACGAACGGAAAAGATATTTCCGTTTTGGTTGAGATAGCATATATCTTATCAGAAATCAACTTCACCAACTCCGTAGAGTCGCTTAACTTCTTATATACGTGTGCGCCTATTGATAAACTCATTTCTTTTTATTCGCTATTTTCGTTATTGAATCAATAATATTTTTCTCTAGTGAGTTCTCCGCTTCTTTCTGCTTCGATTTGACCGCATTAGAAAAGAAGCGAGAAGCCTTTATACTACCTCTGTTTGCGGGTTTATGGGTAGCGCTTTTTTCGTATGCTGTTCGTTCTATTGTTCCAGATTCAAAAAAAGGAAGCATAAAAGCGCGTGATCCCTTTTTACGTTTATCAATCAGGCTAACCCGTGCACCGGAAGCATTGCGATAGACCGCTATTTTTATTTCATTCTTTAGCGGTTTGAAAGACACGCCATTCTTAGTACTCCCAAATTCAGCGCCATTAACAGCATAGACTAAATTTTCCTGCGCCTGTTTACGAATGATAAGAATCGACTTTCTAAGAGCGGAGGAAATTGCCTTCTTTGCTTCTTTATCGTTCAACCGTTTAAGTAGTTCGTTTACTCGCGTTGCATCCACTTCGACGCGATACAAGTTGCGCCCGGTGTAATTGTCGTTACTCATTGATTACCTCCGCTTCTATAACCGTTGCTTGTTGCTTCCGGTCGTGGTTAATAGATAGAATCTTGTATTTCTGCCCGTCGTACTCGATTCGCATTTTAGCGTTAATCTCTTTGCAGATGCGAATCATTATTGTATTAACGGTCGTATTGTATATCTCGCCGTTCGCTTCTTTGCGTGCGCCAGACTTAAAGCGAATGTATGCGCGTTTATCGAATACTTTCACCCAACTTTCAGACGTGCCGCCCAAGTTATCGCGTTTTGACTCGCTACGGTAAAAAGCGATCATTTCGTTTAATAATCCTGCTTGCATTACGTATATCGTTTTAAAGGTTGCAGTAATAGTTCTATGTGCCCCGGAATAACTTGCGGAGTGGCAAATGTTACCGATTCACGGTTTGCGTAGTAATTCGCTATAAGGATGCGGATCGCGTGCCAGATACGCCGATCTATTTTTGCGTCCTTAACGTAGGTATCTAGCGGATTATTTAGATACGATTCGATAAGAAGTTGAACGGGTTCGATAAGCCCGGTTATATACGCGTCGTCCGTGTCGAAGTCAACGTTTAAATGCTGTTTGAGTTCTTCGAGTGTTACGTATTGTGCCATATTGGATAAATTAGAAAGGGCTAGAGCCGAAGCCCCAGCCCTTTAGTGAATGATAGGTTATAGAATTAGGCAGAAGCTTTTTTCTTTGCGATGGCAAAGGCTTCCGGGCGAGCTACAACAATATCATAATCAGTATTCAACACAAAGTTTACGACATTACTTTTCGCTCCGGTATACGGGTCTATAACTAAATCCATATCGCCGAACTGACCGATAGCAGCGTTGGAGAATACACCGAATCCGATAGAATCGGCGTCCATGTAGTTAGTAACAAGAACCGGATAACCGTTCACCATACCATTTTGGCAGATCATTTCAGCAGCCCCCGCCGCTTTGGGAGTGGATTTCAAAGTACCATACACCTTTGGAGTGCAAACATAGGCGGCTGTACCGTCCGTAACATCTACGCCCGCATCCATGACAGTAGATTCAAGTGCAACAATATTCGCGAACGTCAATGCGGAAGTATATTCTACATCCGGTTTTGCCTTTACAAACACGCCGTTACTTGCACCAGACAACGCAGCCCCCGAAAACATCCATTTGTTCAAAGTACGGGCAACACCAAGCGAAATTTGTTTTAAAACTACGTCCTGCAAAGAGTAGTTCGTTTGGTTGATCGCACGCTTAGACACCGGGATAGAAATAGATACACGTTTGGGTGAAGCCTTGATTTTGTCGATATTCAATTCGGTATCGGTAACCGCAACGTTTTCACCCTGAATTGTTGCTTCAACAGCCGCCAATGTTGGGAAAACAAGGTCACCTACAAGCCCGCTTTGCATCTTGATACCTAGTTTATCAATAATCAAGCCTTTTTCTAACGGTTCAATGATTTCACCGATTGTAACAGGAACCATGCTAGCCGCATCGGTTGTATCTGTAACAGTCACCGCACGTTCTACAACTTTAATACCGCCTTCCGATACTACTCCGTTGTATTCTTCCAAAGAGCGATGATTAACGACGTCAAAAACAGCCTGTGAAAACAACACGCGACGGTCTGACACCAGTCCCGCGTTAATATCTTCAAGCGCACGGCGTTCGACTTTCATTTCCAAAAGTTCTTTCTTTGTTTTTAACTGCTCAAACTGCTCTTTCTCGCTTGCGTCGAGTGCTCTTTTTTCCGCTTCTGCTTTATCCAACAGAGCGCGCATCTGCTCTTTGTATTGAGCAATAGTTTCAAATTCTTTTCTCATGTTTTAAATTGATTTGCGTAAATTATTAATTTCATTTAGATAGTCTTTATTCTCGCCGGACAACTCCGCTATCGTATCGTCCATACTCCGCACCGTTACGTCTGTACCATAAAAAGCAGGATCAACAACGGGAGATATATCGGAAATCCGATCAATCATGTGTACAGTACGAAGCAACAACCCGTCTTTCATTGAATAGGAAACTTTTGTTTTATCCTTTTCATTTAAAGCATACGCAAAAGACGAACCGAAAATATCACCGCGTTTAATCATTTCTACGGCGAAATCTCCATCGGGAGTACTAGGAGCCTCAAATCTGTATTTTAATCCGTAGTCGTCAAGTTCAAGCGACAAAGTTCCCGCACCACGATTAGAACGAGCTAACAATCTCTGTTTATTATGATCTAACAGAGCTTTAACATCACAACTACGCAATAACTCTTCCGTTATAGCTCCCTTTTCGATCACCTCAACAAAAGCGCGTTGTTTTTCCCTGTCGTACAATACACGGCTTTCTTGTCCGAATACAACCGCATAACCTTCGATTATTCTTCCATCTCCAACTTTAGGAGCACCTAACTCTGTATAACTTCGTATTTCCATATTTTGCAAATATCATTTTACTATATGTTTGTTTCTTCGTTTTTGGGTAGCTCTACTTTTTGACTAGCCGCCTCGATTGGTTGAACGTTGCAGGAGATAAACACTTTGTCGCCTCCTTCAACGGGCGGTTTTCCTAAAGCCCTACGAGTATCATTCGGGGAATGAGCTCCCATTTCTTCCAAAGCTTTATAATAGCTTGCTTGTGTCGTTAAATCGGTTTGATATAAGCATGACAAATCAAATGAAATACTATATAAGTGAGCGACTGAATTAGGAATCAGCTTGTAATTAAATTCAGCCTCGATTTGTTTCAATATTGGTTGCAGTGTATCAGTTAAAAAAGAAACATTGCTCATTTCAGAAGCTTTGTAATTAGTAGATTGTCCGGCAAATACTTTATCTGGGTGAACTCCGTAAAATCTACATATATCAAGAATACTGAATTTCTTTGTTTCCAATAACTGCGCATCAACCGGATTTATAGAAAGTTGATGAAATCCAACATCGCCGGGAACTGAAATAATGTCTCTTCCTGTGTTTAGTTGTTCCTCTATGCGATCTCCAACCGTAGAAAGTTGAATATCCGTCATACCTGCACCGGGCAACCCTTTATTTATCTCTTTTGCACCGGAAACAAGCCCCTTTATTTTACTTCCATTCTGAAAGGTTCGTAAATTCTGATTATCTGCACTCGCGGCTATGGAAAAGATACGGCTAGCGTACATTATTGTGCTTACTCCTGTATATCCCCCGTCCAAACTATTATTTTTAAGATGGATTATTTCGTAGGATTCAAAACGCCCATATATCCGGTTATATGGATCAGAAATAATATAAACATCATTCAATTTGTCATAGGTTACTGTATTATTTGCGCATAATACAAGCTCGCTGACACTACCGAACTTTCGACGGATAACGATGTAGGCGTTTCCTTGATTTACGATTTGAACAACCATATTCCTAACCATTTCAAAACTATTCATTCGTCGGTTAGGCATACGGGTTAATATCGTATATAAATCGTTTTCCTCGTCTGGTGAGAAATATCCATCTTTTTTCCGTTTAATTATAAGCGGTAAAGACGCGATAGTCCCCGAAAGAATAGAAGTACATCTATATGCGGCTGAAAGTTTCATTGCTTGATTACTGTTATGCACATCTATTGGCTGACCGGGTAACGATGGTAATCGGGAGTTTATCGCCGCATCTTTATCCGTTGTGCTCATCTCTGCATTTAAGGCGCGTTTTTGCGTCTTTGAACGTCCCAATTCAAAATTAAAAGATAGTTTCATTATACCTCCATGTTATTAAATAAGTAGAATGTCATTAGGTTTGTTATAGTCGAATCAATCTTCGCGTTATGCGTTTTCTTGACTGGCTTCTTATTCATGTTCCGATCTTCGTCTAATACCGCATTACTAAAACAGTATGGCGTAATCGGATTAGGGCTAAAGGTGAGCTTACTCCGATACAAAGCAAGTTCAAAGGATTCGATAGGGCTTGTAAACGTTCCGTATGTCTGTTTAACAGGCTTAATATATTCACTCGCACCGCCTACGGAATAAGTAAGAAGATTCACAAATTCAGCCGATTTATAAGGATCATAGCCAACTCCCATAATTTGTAGATACTTTGCACGTGCAAGTATATCGTTTACTATTTGCTGATAGTCGATAATATCACCGTCACAAAGAATTAAATAGCCCGCTTTCGCCCAACCTTCGTAAAGTTCCCGATTCGGATGATCTTTCAAAGCTCCTTCCGGGAAATAGTAATCCGTATGTGAATGAAAAGAACCGCTTTCTTTCGAATAGATATTATAAGTAACCGTAGAAAAGTCGTCTCGAACGGATAAATCAACCGCCGCCATCGTTAGCGGATAAGTACCGATACTCTCAATTCTAATATCTTTGAATCGTTCTTCTATCTGCTTTGCCTCAATCCATTTTGTTGTTTGGTCGGTAGTAAATACGTTTAGTAACTTTGTTCGAAATTCCAGTGCATCCGGCGCGCTATATAGTGCTTTTTGATACGCGTCTATATAGAAATCTTCATAAACGGTTATACCCATGTGTGGTTGTACCTTGCGCCACGTTGCCGGATCGCCTTCCTCATCGTCTACGTCTGGCTCAAAGATGTGTGCAAATATGGAATCATTTTCAATCTCACCTCGTAGGATCGCTTTATACATTTTGAGCATTTCAACGAATGGAGCCGTTTCTTTATCGGATGCGGTCGTAATTACTACGGTTAAAGGGTTGAGCCGTGCGCCCATTGAGGACGTTAAAACGTTCTTCAATGCGGCGCTATCGGCTTGTGAATACTCGTCTACTATTACCATGCTTGCGTTAAGTCCGTCTAATTTATCCGGGTTAGAGGCAAGGCAACGGGCAAAAGAGGTTTTTCCCTTTATGCGGTTATATATGATTTCTCGATTAATTTTGAAGTGCCTAAACTTCGGATCGAGAGACTTTAAAATATTACGTATTTCATCAAAACAAACTTTCGCCTGATTATATGAGTTTGCAGCAACGTATGTTTGTGCGTTCGCATCACCGAACAACAAATCGTTAATCGAAAGACTCGCTACACTTGTTGTCTTACTGAATTTACGCGGAACGAATAGAAGAGCTTCGCGAATCAAACGCTTGTTTGTGTCAGGCTTGTAAAACGCGAGAATATTAGAGAACTGAAACACCTGTATCGGAGTCAGCTTGTATCTAGTCTTTCCCTTTGTGCCGGAGAATTTCAAACGCTCGTAGAACGTGACGAACTTCTTTACTTCCTTGATCCGAAATTCGTATTTATCGAGGAAAACAAAGAAGCGGCGAACGGCTAGCAACTCGTAAAGGTTGTGCGCGTCCGGATTGTTAATACAACCTTTGATATACACATTTAGTCTTTCGTCTGCCCTATCTAGCTTATACGAATCAACGTCGATGTTATGCAAGTCGGAGATAACCGACTGCTTTAACGCTATCAGTTCATCTCTATTCTCCTTGTTCATCGCGATCTATTTTGTTTACTTCGTTAATCAAGTCGTTTACTTCGTCGTCGTCAGATGCAGAAAGCGTTTGAAAGGTCAAACCAAGTTCGCGTAATTGTTTGCGCGTTGCTTCGAGTGCATCGAATAAAACTTTGAAAGCAGGATGCGCCGTGAGTTTATCATTATTTTCGCGGGACACTTCTTTCACGTATGACTTCATACGCTTCTTTGAAATATCGTTTAGTGCAATTTGAAACGCCATGTATGAACCTGCGCAAAGAGTTATACAGAGGTCTAAATCTTCCGTATATGTTCCCTGCGACTCCATCGCGGCGCGAATCTTTTCTTTTATGTCGTCCAAATCACACATTTTTATAGGCTTTTTGCATATAGGAAAAGATCGCAAGTATTTGGTAGCTCGGAAGATGCGCGCAAAAAGTTTACCCCCAACGCGCACCCCCTTGTTTCAAAAATTACTCGCGCGTGTAAATATGAGGTGAGGTGGGTTTAGCGTATCGCGTTAAAAAATAAAAAAAACCGCCCCCCTCTCGTCGAGGTTGAGCGGTTGTAATATAATCAAGAAATAAAAGAAAACCACACTGTACGCCTTCGTCAACTACATTGTGACAAGATTACGATTTGTCAAGTATCAATCCCATTGAATCTCGAGGAGAAACTACTTTATACAAATCGAGAATCTTCTTTGTATAATTCTCACCACGCAAATTCGATTGAATCGTTAATGATTTTAAATTTGCTAACTCTCTATTAATTTTTGAAAGTTCATAGGGAAAAATCTCCATGAGAGACTTTAGAGAGTATATTTCTGTTTGGTTTCTGTTTTAGTTTATTATAGTCTGTACTATCCCCTGTATCATTGACTCCCTTATCTACTGTATCATTGGCTGTCTGATTGGCTCCCTTATTGGCTGTCTGATTGGCTGTAAAATTTACAGTAGTAGTTACAGTAGTTTTAAATTCCTTCACGAAAGAATAAGAGCTTATAATACGTTTGTTCTTACCAGATTTATAATAAATCAATCCTGCATTTATTAAAGACTCACGGGCTTTTATTAGTGTTTTCTCATTCACGTTAAGCGCAAAACAAAGTTCAATGTTCGAGCAATCGAAAACGTCCCTCCAATCTTCGCCGTTACAAATAGCCACTAATTCGTAAAAAAGGGCTTGTTCGGTGGCGGTAAATCTGAAACGTCGTCGCGCTTTTCGCATCTTTTCGGTTAGCGTATATCCGTCTATATTCATCACACTTATAAAGTCTATCGAGCGACATAATAACTACAAATCCTTATCCCGATCGCCCGCCCTACTTTCAGGACGGAACAATAGCAAATAAAATTATTCTCTCTTCCTCCGTTGCGACACGTTCGACAATCGTGTTTTACTTGCTTTTGTGCTGTTTTCTTCACCATTCTTATACCTCCTTTATTTTAATTCCATGAACGTAAAGCATGAGCTTACGTTTGATTATATACTCCTTTGTCCGAACACCTTTAGTATCTTCGACGATATACTCACCATCCCGATAATAAACGAAATCCGCGATGTAGTAAACTCCTCGTTCGATCAGCTTCTTTTTACGTAGCATCTTCCGCACTCCCTGCACTTCATAGAAACGATATTGAGGCGAAATAAGCTCGTATTTTACTTGCTCTTGTAATCCGGTTATAATCCCCTTCTTTTCGAGTAGTTTCAACTCCTTAGCGCGTCGATATTCCTTTTTAGAGTCGTATCCGTCTATTTTTACATTGTTATACTTTGCCATGTCATTTTAATTGGTTTGTGAATAGTGGATAAGCCCGGATTCGAACCGGGAATGATACTTCAAGAGCCGCACCGCATTAACGGAATGTCTAGCGATCAACCTTACATAACTAGGCGTTTCCAATTCCGCCACTTATCCGATTTGCCGGGGCTTTCACCCGGCGCGTTGTTACTAATTTGATAAAACCTTCGCTCTTTTTATATATCCATGTTTTTGAAACTCATTAATATAAATCAATTCTTTCGTCCAATTCCCAGTATTGTCTTTTTTGGGTTGTAGCCTAAAATGTCCTCTAACGGAGAAGCATTCATTTCGAACAATAGTAGTAAACCATGTGCAATCCATAAGATTAATATCGATGTCTGACTTATTCTTGTATTTTCTTGCTCCAACCTTTAATTTTGATTTGTGACTAATTGTTTTTGTGTCAACTTTAGCGTATTTTTTAAAAAGAATATAGCAAAGGATAAAAGATACTCTAAGGTTGGCGTTACTCATAAGATCAGCCCCCCCAACCCCGTGCATAGATGTTCTAAATGTTACATTCTCTGTATTTATTATTGCGCACACCCCATTTATAAACCATATTGAAGCCATTCCTTCATTTTTAATGATATAAGACACGCCTATATTTCCGAAAATAATAGTACCAGAAGATTCTAACCCTTTTGTAAAATCGCTACCGTTCAATATAGGTTCAAATGATTTTGAAGATTTAATCATAGCGTCATAGAAACTATTTGATAACAAATCTACATTTTTATTTTTCAAAGAATGAACCTCATTTATACGATTTTGCGTAGAGGCTGCTTCTGCATAAAAGGAGCAAGCATCAATTTCGGGAACATGAATCCTTCCATTGAGCACAAAATTTAAAATCGGATATTTTGAATTATCTATCAACATAGCACTTGTTAATTTACTTCATACGGATAAACGTCTACAATCGCCGTTTCTTTAAGCAAAATCGAAGAATAATCCGCCATCGTTCCTTTCATTCCTTCGTCGAGTTTCTTCATTGCGTCGTGAATGTCCGCCGCCTGTATGAGTACGTTTGTATAAGTCCGTTTCTCCTTGCCGCTTTTCTCGTCAAGCGTAGTGAAAGCAAGTCGCCCGGCAAACCATTTATCGGCGGAATCCTCTTCGCTAGTAAATATCTCGCTATAATGTGCGCGGGAAATGTCGGACACTGTAAACTCACCGGAGATAAACGGTGTGACCTCTTCGATTATTCGTGCTTCTGCTTCGGTAAAACTTAGTGCATCGACTAAATACGGTTCAGTCACTTTTTTTTGCATTCCGTTTTCCATCACCTTCTCGTAACGAATTTTACATAAAAACCAAGTGTGCATCATAATTTTGTGTTTATTAAAGTGTTTATAAAAATGTGATTAATCGTGTTGTGTTAGTGTTGTGACGGTACTTTCTTCGTCAATTTCTTTAATTCCTTCCGTATCTTATAAATCTGATTCTTAACCGGAACACTGTTTTTTGCTTCCGGCTTTAACGCCTCGATCTGCATCTTTAATTTTAAGACCTCTTTTGCCTTATCGACACAATCGAGCAAGTCCAGACCGGAACGGATAGATTCGTCTATCATCTCGCTAGCCAACCGGATTCGATCATAGAGTTTCTTTATATTATCCGCGTGGTTGGCGCGATTCATTTCGAGTATTCGACCTTCATTTGTATAACCGTCATAAATGACATAATACAATTTGTCCACGTCCGGGCGACCTAAAAAGTGTCCGAGGAATTGCCAATAATATTCGTCTTTTTCGTCGATGGTATTTCCGAACTGCAGCGATTCGATCTTTCCTTGCGACATCGGGCACTTGATCTCACCCAGAGCGATAACTTTCCCGTCAAATCCGTACACATAGAAATCCGGTGAATCTCCGAATCCTTCAAACGGTTCATTGAAAACAATGTCTTTAAAATCAGTTGTACACGACTTGATCTCGTTCATTAACTGGCTCCGTACCCATTCGACCGCTAGCGGTTCGTTTTCATGCCCCCAATCAAACGCTTTGTTACTTCCGTTTTCTCGCATCGTCCCGGTTCTCCGCTCGTATCGTACTAAATACATTGCGTCTAACGCACCTTTACCAAAGGGACAACCTTTGCCCGCTTTCATCAGATCGGGAAGCGTAGAGGCGGTTATTTTGCCCCGTCTCTTTTCCTTCCATTCGATTTCTTTTTGTTCACTTGATTTCATGTGCTACTAATTCTTTGATTTGTTCTTTAGTTAGTTTATATTTCGTCTGTACCTGTGCGACCGTAAAACCACCTGCCAGACCATCGAGGATATTTTTCCAGATTGCCGATCCTGTCTCAACAGTAGGCAATGAGTTTTCTACTTTCGGAAGAAAAGGACGAATACGAAGCGAATCAACCTTTTCGCCGAAAGCGTCAACTAATACCGCTCCGATTTGGATTTGCTTGTTTATCCATGACTCAAAATTCGGATTTTTGAAAATTTTCGTCAATGTTTTGCAGTTCGTCCGGTTGAGGATCATCGGTTTCACACTCTCGAAGAAATAAGCGACGAAACATTCTTCTTTCTTTCCAGACGCGCCGACTACTTGTTCTTTTTTCGTTTCGCGGATGGTGAGAATTATATCTTTTCCATCCGGTAGGCTGTAAGCGCCTAGATAGTCGTAATTAAATTGAGTTTTCCAATGTGTCATTATCGTGTTGTTTAAAAGTTATCGTTTCCACCCTGATAAAGCGACTCATAACAACGAGCGCAAACCGTTATTATCTTTGTGCCATGTCTGCCACGTTCGTACGTTTCGACCTCTAATTCTATCTCTTCGCCCGGTTCGATCTCTTCGCCGCAATCTTCGCAAACTAGAGTATCAGCAGGGCACGCGCCAAGAACCGTACAAATTCGGCAATTACCGATACATTGAGGATTCGCCGCCATGTCGTTTCACGTTTAGATAGTTACAGACTAGCACGTAGATAACCGTTATAAATACGATCAATAGTGCGATAATTAATTTGCCCGGCTCCGGCTCGCCTTCTGCAAGGCTGCACGCTGAAAGCATTAAGATAATAGCGGCGGGACTTTGTTTTAGTGTTAACATGGTGTTTGTTTTATACTACCTTATTACTTTGTATGAATCTATCTATACTCGATAAATCGTACCAGATCATTTTTCCAAATTGAGAAAAAGAAATGAGAGCTTTTTCCCGTAACGTTCTCAAAAAATCATCCGAGCATCCTATATAGGATTTTGCTTCGTCTTTACTAAGCCACTTCTTCACTATTGGCTCAACTTTTCCGGTTACTCTAGTTCGTCCCATTGTTCATTATTCAATCGTGTAACAATTAGATTATCTTTATCGGTTTCCGTCGTAAACAGTAGACCTTCGTCATATTTTAGATTTGTACAGGTCGGTCTAACTGAATTTCTTTTAGAACGAGGGAAGGTCATTGTTTCCCCGGGCTGCATCCCCCTTAAAAGGGCAGTTAATTCGTTTCTTTTTCGTCTCATTGTCGTGTATCGTGTTATGTAGCCCCGAAGGGCTACGGATTAATATTAAATAGCTGCTTTCAATCGCTCTATATCTCTTATTAATTTTTCTTGCCTTGCTACTTCATTATCTGCCATTCCGTCAAGCCCGAGACTTGCATACCATTCTGCATTATTAACAGCCTCTTCTAATGCTATTTCTTTTTTCGAAATTAATGCATTAATGGCGTTCTTATCACGGCTTTCGATTAATATCTCTAAGGCTGTCTTTCTGGTTAAAGTGCTAGTTGCTTTCATAATCGTATTTATTATGTAACCCCGAAGGGCACGGATTAATATTAAATCTTCTGATAACCGAATGAGTTCATAAATTTCTCTGCGCCCTTGAACGTTTTGAAAGTCTTACTACTAGCGAGTGTACACGCTAAGAATCTTTGTCCGGCTGTTGTATTAATCAAGCTAACACAACATACCGTTTCGCTTCCTGCTTTTTTAAATTCTACGTCTCCGATCATTCCTATTTCCATTATTATCTATATTGTGCAGGGCTCTCGCCCCGCCAGTTATTTTTTTTGTTATCTTATTTAATGCCGCAAAGTTTTGAAATTCTCAATAACTCTTCATCGCTCATAAATGCGAGGTCGAAAAATATACCTTCATCGAAAGGTTTGTTTTCAGCTAAAGCGGCTTGTTTCATGCTAACCATTATTTGAGTTATCGTATTGCCTTTTTCTTTATCGCTCATTCCTGCTTTCATAATTCTATACTTTTATTTGTTAGTTCTTGATTGATTGATTAACTTTGATGCGACAAAGATAGGATATTATTATTACCCATAAAAGAAAATAGGAAATAATTATTTCCTATAAAACATTTATTAACTATTGGTGCTTATGGAATTTAAAGATAGATTAAAGATTGCTATTGAGAATAAAGGAGTTACACCTTATGCTATTGGAAGAGACACAAAGGTATCGAAGGTGTCAGTTATGAACTATCTAAACGGAACAAAGCCTAATATAGGTAATATTAATATCCTAGCTGATTATCTAGGTGTTAATGTGGGATGGCTTATTAGTGGGGTAGACGATTCTTTAGAGAGCTCTAAAGTATCGAACGATAGTGATGAAAAATATATCATGCACTATGAAGATTTAAAGGGTAAAGCCATTCCACATATAGACGTAGTTACCGCCTCTTGTGGTCTACCGAATGGCTTTAACTCTGCAATAACGAAAGGGGATTGCGAACGCTTCATCATCCCCGATATGCCCGGTTGTGATTTTACGATCCGCGCCGGAGGTCGTAGCATGATTAATAGAAACGTTCCAGAACGAAGCATTAACGATCGGGATATTGTCGGTTGTCGAATTGTAACAAGTCGCTCTCATGTGCGTTGGGGTGAAGTATATGCATTGGCAACCTATGATGGAATAATGATAAAAAAAATCGAAGAGTCTGATAAAGAGGGTTATATTAAATGCGTTCCTTTTAATAACGAAGAAGGATTCAAACCGTATGATGTTCCGGTTAATGAAATATACGACTGGGCGTTAGTCGTCGGTGTAGTGAGTGTAAAAACATGGATTTAACTAATTATAAAAGACAAAACAATATGAAGAAGCTGCTATTAGGGATAATATTAATATTTTTTCCACTTATCGCATCTGCGCAAGATGAAGTATTAACAAATCAGTCTATAACCGACATGTTAGAACTTGGATTCTCGAACGACGTTATAGTAACTAAAATAAATACGTCAAAAAATAACTTTGATACATCTATACAAGCTCTAAAAGAATTAAAAGAAAAAGGAGTAAGTAATGATATTATTGTAGCGATGATGCAACGGAATAAAAGAAGCGAAGATAAAGAAGCAAGAGAGCAAAGCATTAAAACGGGAATATATTTCAAAGAAAACGACGGTTTTAAAAAGATATTTCCTGCGGCTATTTCTAACGCCAAAACTAATACATTAGGTTCAAAAGTAACGCCTCATATAACTAATACTAAAATAAAATCAGTGTTATCAAATGAACATTCTACTAATATCATAGAAACAAATATACCAGATTTTCGTTTCTTTTTCAATAACACAAAACAAATGGAGAATACTTCTAAGGCGTCTAATTGGCGGTTTACCGTTGCTTCTTCTCCACATGAATTTGTATTAGTAAAGTTGATAAGCAAAAAGGGGAAAAGAGAGTTAAAGACTGGGGAAATTGATTTATATTCAGGTAATTTTGCCGGAGTGGAAAGCAAAGATATTGTAATTTGCAACATTGAGGCAATAAATGAAACAGAATTTAGAGTAACACCACAAACGCCGATTTTACCCGGTGAATATTGTTTCCTCTATCAAGGAACTACGCCCCATAGCTACAATAATAGTCAAGCCGTTTTTGATTTTTCTATTTCAGAAAATTGCAAAATAGAAAATAAATACAAGATTGATGATAGTGTATGGGTTCTAAAAGACGGTAAACCGAAAAAGTTAGAAGTTATGTCCGTTAATGTCAAAAACGATGGTATATATTACTCTTTAAGAGCACGAAGCAGTTGGAAAGATGAAGAGTATAAAGAATCCGACTGCTACTCATCCAAAGAAGAAGCAACCAACAAATAAACAAGTGTCATCGACCACTAAATCGAACTAAACATGAAAAACCGAATCAAATCATATTGGAGCAACTGTTTGTCGATCGCTGCGATTATATGCAGTGTTGTCGCTATTTGCGTTTCGTTACCATCCGCGCCGGAGCTAGGTATAGACTATATCGGGGTGATAGTAGGGATTTTATCGCTTTTGGTGACTATGTTAATCGGATGGCAGATTTGGAATGTGATTGCAATAGATAAGAAGGTTAAAGATGAAGTGAAGCAAGTCAGCAAATCTTTTGCAAAGGATATAAAAAAAATAAAAGATGAAAGTGAAATTTCTACGAAAAAAATACTATATAAGGCAGAGTATATCGAATTGAAATTTCAGTTATCAAAATGTGATCTGCGAGGAATAACAATCTGTTTAAAAGCAATGGTTGAACATGCAATATCTATTAACGAACCATACTTTTTTAGCGATGTTGCCGCAAAGATATTATTATCAAAAGAACAAGCGAGTGTAGTAACAATCTCTAATGGAGTTAGACAGATAGAAGTAAATAATGACTTCTTAGAGATTTCTCAAAGTCTTTTAAATCATTTAGCTGCCTCCGATAGATTCACCCCTGCATTATTGGAAATGGTAGATAACTTAAAAAGAGATAATGAGAAGATACGAAAAAATATAGAGAATAAATAGAGTATTCAAAAACAAAAGACATGATTACAATAGATAAAAAAGATATTATAGTAGCAATACTAATCGCCTCTAATAAATCGCTGACAGACTTAGACGTTTACGATTTAAAAGAGCACAATATAACAATAGATGAATGCGACATAATTTTACGCCAACTCGAAAAAATGGGACTAATAGATATAAAGAGTAGATATTCGCGGCCTAGTGGTTTTGTCGTTGCTATAAATTCCGGCTTACATGAATTTTCGTCGCGTGGAGCTTTTAAAGCACAAGAGCTAATACTTTCGACGCAACTTGAAAGATTGGATATAGAGATACAACTTATGAAGTCTCAACTTACGCCGGACAAACTCGATCAATTTAGCAAGGTATTTTCTATCTTTAGTTCTGTGTGTAGTATGCTTCCCTATATCAAGATCACCCATGGCGAATAACTCCACCAACCGGAATATGTCGGGATTATCTAAAGTATTACGCCATACGCTAGGCGAAATATTATCACTATAAATACGTTCTCCGTTAACCTCGAATATTCGAGATACGTCGATAATATTTTTATTTTGCTTTGTGATTACTCGCTTCAAAGTGAAAACGGCTTCTACGGCACGTTTATTATCAGAATCGTTGCTTTGAGTCATAATAGTACTTTTACTACTAGCCGGATAAACTAGAAACAGATAGCTTAAATTCAAACAAATAATATTTGCTATTTCTGATTGATTGATTAACTTTGTATTGAAAACGTTCTTTGATAAAGATGAAATATAAGAGGTGATATTTATAAGAAAGGGAATGAGTACCGTTTTTTAATGCAAATTCGGTGCAAATAGATTTTATAAATATTATAAGATATTAGTTATAAGCGTTTTAGGTGGTGTAGAAAAACGCCTCTCACGCATGTAATACGAGTTCGATTCTCGTACCCACTACAAAGAAAAAGAGGAAATGCAGTTAAACTACATTTCCTCTTTTTCTTTATAGATCTCAAAGTAAGATTCTTTATCCATTCTCAACCGGACTCTTTCTTCCCTCTTCTGCCCGGCCAGGTTTACGAACAAGTTGAAATACAGTTGGCTGAAAGAAAGGTTGGAACGATCATAGGTTATATCAAACGTCCAGGTTCTACGGAAAGAATCGAAAGTAGCGAATGGTTGCTCACCTCCTTTACACATAAACACTTCCGGGAAAGACGTAGGCGGATAAGGCTGGAATAAGCCCGCTAATTGGGCATACACATAGTCAATCATCCATTCGTCTCCCGTCAAGGTCAGTTCCCCTTTCAAGCGGAGTTTGATTGCATAACTGGCAGTCACATCAGACGAGGTATAAACAGGGACTTGACTTTCTACCGGATAGTTACCGTCTTTATATCCAAGGCTCATCGTTAGTTTAGACCGGCCGACGCCATTAAATTCATCTACTTCCCGATCCGCCGACTGATTTTTCAGGTTAATCATAAATGTCAGTTTACCGAGAGTCGGGTCACCCGGATATTGCGCAAGCGTGTCCAACACATAATCTTCGGTATTATAACTTCGGGCTATCAAATCTCCCTTTCCTGCCTCCAAAGCCGGACCGCCTCTTTCCACATCTACGTTGCCAACCGGATAATAAA